TGATTTTCCTGCAATGCTCAATTCCGTGGGGATCCTGACTTCGACTGGGGGCATGACTTGCCATGCTGCGGTTGTGGCGCGGAGTCTGAATAAGGCTGCGGTTGTCGGGGTAACTGATCTGAAGTTTAACGAGTCTCAGTATGTCTCGTTTACAGACCTTAATGGGGTCTTGTCCATATTGAATGAAGGGGACGTTATTTCCATCGACGGATCTACCGGGAGAGTGTGGGGTGGTGAAGTTCCGGTTTCGGGGGGAGCGGTGCCGGGGTTTGTGGATGAAATTTTGGACTGGGCGCTGGAAACGCGGAACCTCATTAAAGAATTCACGGTTCGTGGTGACTCTTTGCCGAGCGATGGGAGATTCTATCTGAATCTGCGTCACGTCGAATCCGCCAAGGGCATACGAGCCGTGTTTAAAAAGCTCGGTCAGAATTCGGCTCTGTATGGAATCATCGGGCTCGAAGCCGCCAAGCAAAAGATTATTCTGGATTCAGAGGATCGGGAGTATGTGTCGTTTTTTGGTCTGGAGGTAGACTCGGATATAGTGACTGAAATTCCAGATGCGGCTGTGAGTCGTCTTGTTACTGCGTTGCAGATGAAAACTCTGCCGCGCAAGTTACGTAAGCGGTGGGTTGTGCACCTGCCGTCAAGTGTGACAGAAGACACAATTTCAATTGTGAGTGCTTCCGGCTGGTCAGTAGTTCGCGAGGTACGGTCTCTGGCGGATCTTGTCATGGCTCGGGGAATTGTGCGGTTTGATTCACAGTTTATGGCCCAATTGCAGCAGGATAAGGTCAATCTGCCTGAGTTGTATCAGATGTTTGAGCGGGCTGGTCGGGGGCTGCGTCCGATGCCGGGGCTTATTCTGTCGGAAGACGCTCCTGATGAAGTGCTTGGAACGTGATAAACGCTATGCTAAATTCCGTTTCCATCGAAATGTCAACAGGAGCCTGCTCTGCAAGAACGGCTTCGTTGCCCGAAGTGCAACGGCGTATCGTGGACCGAATGGTACGACGCGGGTCTAGTTCAGCGATGCTTGTGTGGCTTGTTTCGGTTTGTGACTTGTGGATCGGATGGGGCAACACATATTTCAGCACCGCAACGAAACGAGATTCGACTTCCGGCGCGAGATACAAAAATATATCGGTGTCTATCTGCGGTTGCGGAATGTTGGCCGGGGACAATTGTCACTTTAGAAATAGCCCGCCACGCAATTTTGACAGGGAAAGAAACAGCAGCTTTGTTGGTGGTTCTTTGTGGCCGCGGATTAGTGGAACGGTTAGAAATGCGCCGCGGTCTAATAGGTGGTTCAGTCTGGAAGTTGGCAGCGCCCGCTGTAGCCTTGATGCGTCCGTCTTCCATAACTAAAGGGAGTGAGAGCTATGGCGTTAGTATTAGGGGTTGAAGAAGGACAGTCCGTTTACATTGGTGACCGGCGTGTGGTGCTGGAGAAAATCCATTCTCCCTTTCGGTTCATGATACGGGTCGAAGGGCCCCACATGGATAACGTGTTTGAGTTGACCGATAGCGAGCGAACGCAGATTTTGCCTAACGTGTACGCTCAGGCTGGTACGGGGGGAAACCTACAGGTTGTCAAAATCGCCTTTGAGGCCGCACCGAATACCGTGATCCTGCGTGAAAGACTGTATAACGCAAGACAGTGACTAAACATGGCCAAGCATTCTCATTTACCGCGGGTAACTGAGCGGGCAATAGACCAAGGATTCGCGTTGGGCTTGCCGGGGGATCGGGGCAAGGTCGCCAGTCTGTTGCAGTTTTTCAGCGAGAGGGCTGCCTTGGTTACGCATCCCCACGGGAATCGTAGGTATGGCGGTTACGTGCTTGATATTGACCTCAGTACGGGTGTTATTCGTGGCGTCTACCAGTACGATGATTACGGTTTTGCAGTGTGCTCGGACTGTTTTGGGACGGGTAAGCATGATCAGTACGATTCAATAGAATCCCGCTGGGTCAGGGTGCCTTGTGCGGCCTGTGCAGTTGAATTGCACTCTGCTTTTTCAGTTTGACAAATTGAGGGGGTTTTGGTACCGTAGCGGGTGAGGATTCAAGGAGGGCTTGTGGCAACACTATTACAGCATTGTCGTCGTCCCGCTCTGCGGGCACAGAGTTTCGCGCACGTCCCGATGGCAAAAATTGTTGCGGGGCGTTCTGAGCTAGAGGCGTATTTCCAGAGTCATCAGTTTCCCCAGCAGGAAAAGCCAGAGAGGGAGGCCCTTACGTTCTATTTGGCCAATGCTGCCTATGCTCAGGTAAGACAGGCTGTGTATCTGGAACAGCCGTTGGATTCGTTGGAATTCATTGTGGATCATTATCACAATGTGATTCGTCCCGGTGCATTGCGTATGTTCTATTACATGCTGTTGATCTGCACTCGCGAGTCACGGCATAAGCATTGGTCCGAGTCTTCCCGGAGTCTTATAGAGGAACGGTACGGGGCCAACAATCTTAATTTCTTGGTCTCATTGCGCGGCGAATCCTCTAAATCTGTATTGTCGTTACTGAGTAATTTTACGCCTGATTCTACCGTGGGGTCATACGTTGACATGCTGCGGTTTTCATTTGCCAGTGGTGGCTTTAATCATGGTTATGGTGGTCAGGCGTGGGCTGATATTGCCAAGGTGCTGAGTTCTTTTGTGTATGGAGAAATCAGTGCTGAGGTATTACTGGATACGGCTTTTACTCTCTGCCATAACAACGGTCCCATATTCAATAAGGGTATGCTCTTTACGAATTTTGATTCTGGGGAAATCAAGAAAATTTTGGACGTGCAGCGGGCCGGGTTTATTCCGCAGCTGGTGGGCACGTTAGGCAGCACTTCTATAGACGTTAAGCATGTTGCTTTCCTGAAAGAAGTCCGCAAAGTGTTTCCTGATTTTGGTCGGGGGGAAGTTAAATGGGATCAGTTCAAAAAACTCGGGGTGCATGGTTCTGGAAAGCCTTCAGTAAATTCTTTGCTCAAGCCGAAGAAGAAAAAGAAAACTGTGGGCACGGTGAAGCCGAAAATAAAGGGACAGATATACACCGACCTAGCCCCTTACATTGGGGTCGTGGTAAAAACCAACGTGGTGAGAAAATGAGTAAGTCATTAAAGTCGGGAAAAAAGAAGAAGAAGGAAAAAAAGGAAAAGTGGAACAAGTCCGCTGCCATTTTTGGATTTGCGTCTTCTGATCCCGTAGATTTTTGTGCGCCTTCGTCTAGTGTGACGTACATAGGCACTACTAAAATAGGCAGCATCGCCACACCCCAGAGTTACTTGACTCCGTATGTTCCTTGTTACGAGAAACATGCTCCGTTGCACCTTGGCGGCGGAGTTTTTGCTGGTGGTTCCTGTGTGAAGCCGTTAAAGGGGTTTGATATTTACGTTGGGTTGGATTACGGCATGAAGCGAGCTGAGGTTTATCCTTGGTCAAAGGTAAACAGTCAAGGACCTATTGAGGTTTATTTTCCGATAACTGATATGTCTGTGCCGTCAGACATATCTAATTTCAAGGAAATGATTACATGGCTGCAACAGCAGTTGGTTCTGGGTAAGCGGGTTCATGTAGGTTGTTTGGGCGGACACGGACGTACTGGTATGGTGCTCGCTGCGTTAGTGAGACAGGTTACAGACGATTTGAAGGCCGCTGAGTGGGTTAGAAAAGAGTATTGCAAACATGCGATTGAATCTGTGGCGCAGGTGAATTTTTTGCATACTCATTTTGGTATTGAAAAAGTTGCTGCGACTAAACAGGGCGGCAGTTATTCGTCCTTCAATTCAACGAAAGGGTTTTCGTCGGCTGGTAGTAAGTATGAAGACAGGATCGTAGCAGTAAACAATCATTGGAATATCTGGGAATAAGGAGATAGAACATGGATAGCGGTTTGCATGTGGTCTCGGAGTTGTCGCCTGTTCCATTGCATGTGGCAAAGTTGTTTCAGCAGGTTTATGGTACGAATAAAGGTTCAATCTATCACTGTATTGCAATTGCAAAGGACTTTAATGTTGCCGCTCGTATTACCCCGGCTGGGGCACTGTCGATTCGTGTTGAGGGTGATCTTGCCAAATACAATGATCTACTTACGGAAGCTGGGGCACAGCGTCACGATAACAAGGATGGTGAGATTAGCCATTATTCACTGCATGTTGCTTGTTCCTCCGTCAAAGCTGCGATCAAGACAACCGGTGCATTTTTGTTTTCCTTGAACACTAATTATTATTTGGGATTGGCAACAGACTTGACTGGTATAGTCGGGAAGGGGACGTAATGTCATTGTTATCCATAAAAAAGCAGGCTGAATTGTTTGACAAGATGAACGAAGGGGACCTGTTTTCGTATGGGGCTCCGTTCAAGTCTCTTGATCCTGATTTGCTGATTGACTGGTACTTGCTGGAACGGGTCAAGAAGGATGATGGTACTCAGCGGCTTATCATTCATGGGTATTTGTTAGACGTGCTGGTATGCGTCGGGGAACTTAATGTTGACAAGGAGGGAAGTTATGAATGGAAAAAGAGCAAACTCAGAGCAATGGGGGCTTGAAACTCTTGCCGACATTTTACAAATGGATTTGAAGGTAGCGTCAAATGGAAAATCTCTGCAAGGTAAAAAGACTCGCACGTCGATATTTTTAGAGGGTCTTCCGATTACATGGGACACACGTATTGTGCAGTCTCATGTTTACCCGACCTTAGTGGGCGTATTGGTCAAGTTCTCATTTGGACCACTGCACTTGCTGGTGCTGGTTGATTTTGATCCCGATAAACGGGCGCAGGTAGTTTTGCTGGATGGTCATAAATTGCCTCACGAAGAAGGTGCGATGAATACGGTTCTTCCGTTGTTTAAGGCTGTATGGAATCGTGATGATTTCTTGGAAGCCATTGAACCTGCTGTCATGATGGCATACGAGAAGGACGACATTGGGGCTTGGGTTAAGTGCAGTTCGATACTACCTGCTGGGCCTAAATCTAATTTACAGTTGCAATGACTACGGCCCCCCTGCTGTTTTTGGTCCCGGTAAAGAGTGTCCGGGCCCTTACTGACTTTCTTATCACTACAAATATCCAGTGTGGTTATCGGGTTCTTCGCGTTGAAGGCGAGCTGCCTAAATTACCGGAGGGGGCAGTTGCGCTGGCATTTGGGACCGGCGTGTTAAACGCTTTGAAGAATCTGGGGCTGATAAAGAAAAATTTAACTTTGACTTCCAGTCGCGGGCAAGTGTACCAGTGGCAAGAAGTCCGGTTCATGGTGACGTTCGATCCTTTGCTGCTGTTGCGGGAGGCGGAACGCTTGCCTGAAATGCAGTGGGATTTGCAATTGGCTGCGCGGCTGGCAATAACCGGGACTTTGAATCCAGCAATTGGGCATTATGAATATGTCAGTTCCTTGGGCCCCACCATAAACCCATTGCTGGCGGGGGAATCAGGCGCGATACAACAGGTGGCTCTGGACCTCGAAACAATTGGTCTGGACCCATTCGCGCCGGAAGCCAAAATAGTGTCCGTTTCCTTAACCGTCTCCCCCGGAGAATCCAAGGTTTTATACGTGCTGCCATTTGGCACGTTGACGGGGCCAGATTGGCATTCCTTGAATGCCTTGTGCACTTCGCCTCGTATCAAGATGGTGGGCGCGAATCTGAAGTTTGATGCCCTTTGGTTGTGGCATCACTGGGGGATCCGTATCACGAATCACAAACTTGATACGGTACTGGTTGGTTCCCTGCTAGATGAAAATCGCGGGAATTCTCTCAACATGCACGCCAAGTTATTTACGCCATTGGGCGGCTATGACGATCCGCTGAATCGTCGCTATGACAAGTCGCGTATGGATTTGGTGCCAAAGGAGGATTTGCTGCCTTACGCCGGGGGGGATACAGATGCTGCCTATCGTGTTGCCAACGTGTTTCGCACCATGCTGTCCATGGATCGCAGGTTACGGAGATTTTACGTTCGCCTGTTACAGCCTGCATCGGATACGTTTACCAAGTTGGAGCATCGTGGGATCTTGGTTAATCGTGCTCGCTATGTCGAATTGCAACAGGAGTGCGAGGCAGAAATGGACAGGCTGGAAGTTGAAATTTTCAAGCTCATGCCCGGACGCCTCAAGGCCAAGTATAAAGATGATCTGTCCCTAAACCGTAGCGTAATCCTGTCTGATTTCATGTTCAGTTCCTTGGGCCTGAACCTGAAACCAAAAATGACTACGGTCAAGAAAAACACTCCTTCTACATCGCTAGAACATTTTCAGATGTTTTCTGACGTGGAACCGGCGAAAAAATTCGTGGATCTGATGCGCCAGTATTCGGTGGCCCGGAAGACTCTGACTACCTACATCATCGGGTTCATGCAGCACATACGGTCTGATGGAAAATTCCATCCCAATTTTAGATTGGCTCGCGGAGGGTCAGTGGACTCCCCGGAAGGGGGCACAGTCACTGGTCGCACATCCGCTACCGATCCGGCCTATCAGACAATTCCCCAGAGAACGGCGTGGGCCAAGAGGCTGCGTTCGGTGTATGTACCTCCTGCTGGGCATGGAATTCTCAAGGTCGATTATTCGCAGGGAGAATTGCGGATTGCGGCTTGCCTCGCTGACGAGCCCACCATGATCCGGGCCTACCGTGATGGGGTAGACCTTCATTTGCTGACTGCCGCGGAGGTTACTAACAGGACTCTGACACAGATACTGACATTGGATTCTGCAACACAGGCGCAGCTGCGGCAGGCGGCTAAGGCTGTCAATTTTGGGCTCATTTATCTTATGCGTCCGGAAGGGCTACAGGAGTACAGCCGGACTGCGTATGGAGTGACCCTGACTTTGGAAGAAGCTACTAAGTATCGGGATCGGTTTTTTTCGTTGTATTCGGCTCTTGGTACATGGCATGAGAGGTATATAGCGGTTGCCAGAAAACACGGCAGGATTAGAAATCCTTTGGGGAGGCTTCGGCATTTGCCTTTGATAAATTCACCTGATCCGGGAATTCGTTACAGGCAGGAACGGCAATGCGTTAACTCACCAGTACAGAGTTGTTTATCCGATGTAATGCTGCTGGGTATGGTTGAATTGGATCGGCATTATCCTGACTTGTGGCTATTCGGGATGACCCATGACTCTCTGGAAATGTATGTCCCGGAAGACGATCTTTTGGGGTGGGCCCGTCGTGTTAAGGAGGTTTTGGAGAATTTGCCGTTTGGGGCGTTTGACTGGGCCCCCCAAGTCCGTTTTGTGGTAGATGTGGAGGGGGGTATTGGTAATTTGGCCGAGGTAAAAAAGCTGAAATTATGAGTCTGTTAGCCCTGAAGGCGGCAGAGTCTTTAGCAGTTAACACCTAGAGTTTGGCTCTTGTACCATGAGTGGCAACTATTTGTGAGGTAGCCCCATGTCCATGTCTGATAAGACTCGCCAGCGTATTGGTCTCGAACAGAAAGGGACTGATACAGATAATGCGCTGGGGGTTATTTCCACGGTTATCAAGAGCGATGACCGTCAGCTTTCCAAAGCCGAAAAAATGATGGTGGAAAGCAAGGCGCTAACTATCGAGGACGATCCATGGGCAAAACTCCCCAAGGAGCGTAAGGGTCAGATTATCACTCCGACCTATGATCCAGTGGTATTGAGTGGGCTGGTGTATCAGAACAATACGCTGGCTCCGCTGGTGGATGCCATGGAAATCAATGTAGATGGTACGGGGTATGATTTTGAGCGTCGGGACGGGAAGCCCAAGTCTGACGAAGAAAAAAAGCAAGAGATTGGGTATATGTTCGATTTCTTCGACAACGTATATCCCGGCAAGAGTTTCATAACTGTGCGTCGTGAGCTGCGGCGCGATCTGGAAACCACAGGCAATGCGTATATGGAGGTTATCCGGGATAACACCGGAAGCATTACGTTGCTGGGCCGTCTTGAGGCGAATCTGACTCGTGTAGTACGGCTGGACGATCCTGTTGCGGTGGACAAGACCCTTACACGGAATGGTAAACAGGTAACTGTGAGACTCTATACGCGCGAACGACGGTTTGTGCAGATTGTCGGGTCACAAGTACGGTATTTTCGTGAGTACGATAGTTCCCGGCATTTGAATGCTTTGACGGGGGAATGGATTGATGAGGTCCCAAAGAAAGCGCCGCCACCGACCGTTAAGCCTGCCAAGGCTAAACCGGGAGACAAGCCAGAAAACGTGACTGATAAGGTTGGGAGCATACCCACAGGAGTGGAGAAGCGCGAAGGCAAGCCCGACAAAGTTGGGGCCGATGGTACTCCTGTCGAGTTTGCCAACGAGGTAATTTGGTTCCGGCTGAAACCGGATATTGTGACCCCGTATGGAGTGCCACGTTGGGTAAACAATGTGCCGTCGGTGCTGGGTAGCCGGGAAGCAGAAGAATTGAATCTGGAGTATTTCCGGCATGGTGGGCTGCCTCCAGTTATCATGTTTATTTTAGGCGGGCAGCTCACTTCTGGATCCCGCGACCAATTGAACAAGTATCTTGGCGGGGCGGCAAAATCCAAGGTGCGAGGGGTCATAAGCGAGGTTTTCAGTACCGCGGGTGACCTGTCTTCAGCTGGAAACGTAAAAGTCATGGTGGAGAGGTTTGGTTCGGACAGGCAAGCCGATGCCCTGTTTGAAAACTACGATGACAAATGTGCTTCGCGGGTACGAGCCAGTTTTAGACTGCCGCCTCTGTTTACCGGGCACGCCAATGACTATTCCTTCGCTACGGCATACGCCTCTTACCTGACAAGTGAGGCTCAGGTTTTCAAGCCTGAGCGATTGGGGTTTGATGAAATCATCAATGCCACTGTTATGCAGGAACTGGCCCCGGAGTATTTCTTTCGTTCTTTGCCTCTAACGGTGCACGATGTAAATGTGCAATTGAGTGCGTTGGGGTTGGTTAAGGACTTTACCAACAAGGAAGAATTTGTTGATGAGGTCAATGAGATTGCGGGCCTGAATCTGACGTTTGAGGAACCGCCGCCACCGATGTTGCCGCCCGGCATGGAGGGCGGCTCTCCGGGACAGGAGCCCGCACAGCAGGAGTACGGTCAATTTGATGTACCCCCGCCGGGTGAGGCCCGGACTCCGGGGCAGCCTCCGAAACCGCAGGTTGCCAAGGCGGAGGGTGATGGTTTTCTAGTGAATCTGGCGACGGATTGGACAGATTTTTTGACTGGGGCAAAAGCCTTTGAGGATTCGTCCGTGCGGATCATGAAGCGCACGATTGAATCGTTTAATCCGACAACTCGGAAACTGTTCAATGCGTATGTGGGGCTGCGGATGGTCCCACATGCCCAGTACGATCCGGATGGGGTAGCTGACCTGTTGGCCTGTGCGGGGGATGCTGCGGCGGCCAAGCAGTTTGACCCCCCCGCTTCCGAGGGGGCTGCGGGGTCTTGATTTCAATTGCACACGTCCCACAGGTGCCACAGGCGTAACTGACTGATTTTGTTGGAAATAGGGGGGGTTTTTAAGTATTGACAAACGCTACACTATTTCTTAATGTGTGGCTGAAGGTTTAGACAGGGCGAACAAGGAGGGAATCATGGGTTGGTCATACGGATGGTCAAGCAAGAAGAATCTGGTCCGCTATCTCCAGAGTTCGGAGAGGCTTGGCCAGCATCACAAGCTGCTGTCCAGCTGTCTCCGTGGTAACTGCCTGTGGCAGCTGATTGAGTCTGAGGATGGTACGCGCTGGATCGGACTGGACCTGCTAGGGGCCTACGACGGTGAATGGGGCTATAAGGACATGGACGAGTCCATGGGGCCGAATTACTACAGTTGCCCACTCAGTTACCTCGACAAAAGCGAAAACAATGGAAAGTCCCGCAATGAGTTCGCGACCTCATGGCGCGCGGCAGTGCGTGAGCACCATGCCAAGAAAAAGCCTGCCCAGAAGCTGGCAGTGGGTCAGGTGTGGGCTTTGAAGGGGGTGCGCTACCCACAAGCGGTCCAGCTGACTTGTCTCAAGCCTCTGCGGGGTCGGGATACGGGGTATCCGGGCATGATTTACCGACTTTCGCGTAGGCACCTTGGGGAGGTTTTATGAAGACCACAGGCAGGTCTTACATTTACCAACTCCGCAGTTATCTGCGGAAGACTGAAAGTGATTTCCCGGCAGGTGTTGCGCTGCGTGCCGGTGAATTGTTCAAGACATTGAAGGATGCTAAGGCTGCTGGTTCTTTGGCATTCTATAATGCAATGCTGGATAACGATGTCGCCGTGAGCAATTGCACTTGGTCCCGGCTCAGTAATACGATTTGGGAATTGAATGACGAGGATGTGGACGTCATCTTCAGCATCAACAAAATCAAAGTTCTATGAAGACCACAGGCAGGTATTCGGTCAAGCGTTACAAGTGCCGTCACTGCGGGCATGAGTCCCTGATCGGGACCAATCACTGGGGTGCGGTCTACAGCCGGTGCGCGGGGTGCTCATGGAAACGCCCCATGGACGCCAACTGCCATGACTGCCTAGAGGCCCCGCCCGAAGGGGTCGGGATCCCCGAGGAATGGAAGGTGGTCCGGCTGGGGGATATTGTCAAGATCGTGTAATTTGCCAAACGCCACAGAATGGAGTACCCTGTAGCTGAGGAATCAAGGAGGGCGAAAGGTGAAGAAGTTGTGGTTGTCCCCCAAAGTCAACGACGCGGTGTTGTCCTTCAAAGACGGCCCAAACGGTGGATACGTTCGGTGGAAGTGCGTTTGGATGTTCACGGACAAGACGGCTGTTGCCGGTGAGTGGTGGCCGATGTCCAGTCAGGCGAAAGCCATGGTCAAGAAACTGATGAACGAGGTAAACCAAGAGCGGCGGGCGGCGGGTCTTTGACTCAAGGAGGGCATGTGATGAAGGTGTTCCAGATTCAGTTGTCGGACGCGGACGTGGCGGCTGTCAACAAGAATGAGAAGGTCACGGCTTACGCCGCTTATTCCAGTGCCATGTGCAACGAGTTCCCCGGCAAGCAGTATTACTCGCATGTGGCGGACATCGACACAGCGGACCTCGACTACGCTTTCGAGGTCGGCAACATCGGTCCGGAAGAAAAAATCACCCGGTATGCGCGGATGCACAGCGTTTCAGTGGGCGATGTTCTTGAAGTCAACGGTGTTGGGTTCATGGTCAAAAGCTGCGGCTTTGAAGCGGTTTGGTAATCAGGGAGGGCAAGTGATGGCGAAGTTCGGTAAAAACGTCTACGGGATGATGGGGTACTTCCAGAAGGTTGCTGCTGGCCACTACCAGTTGAAGTGGTGGGGGGACGTGGTGGACGTGAAGCGGGAGTTTGTGGGGATCAAGCCTACCAAGTGGTGGCAGATCACGGTTAATGGTGAGTTCAAGCAGATGAAGCTCGGATTCGGCAATGCGGTCAACTGGGTCGCCAACGTCTGGGGCAAAGAGCCGGTCATGACCCACAATATCCTGAACCCGGCAGCGGGGGAGTTCCCGATCAGTCGGGACCAGAAGGGCGGCTGCTGCGATCCGGCGACCGAGAGATACCATTCAATGTAACTTGCCAAACGCCACAGAATGGAGTACCCTGTAGCTGAGGTTTCAAGGAGGGCAAAAGGATGACGAATCTCCACCCGTTTGAAAAAGCCGGACTGGGCAAGGCCCCGTTCCACTGCACTGGCGTAACGGATGCGTGGTCGGCTTGCCAGTTTTGCGGCACCCCGATCCGCTACAGGTTTTACATTGCCGGTGCCGACGGATCGACGTTCTACGTCGGTTCTGATTGTGTCGCGAAGACCGGCGGTCACCAGTTGATCAGCGGCTTCTACCACGTCAGGTCGGAGTTCCTCAAGGAACAGCGGGAGGCCAAGCGGAAGGCGCGGGAAGAGGCGCGAAAGGCCCAGTGGGCAGCCCAGCGGGCAGCCAAGCGGGCAGCGTTCGATGCCGCGCATCCCGGGCTGTATGACAAGCTGGTTGAGTACGGCAAGAAAGTCAAATTCTTGGCGAGCATGGTCCAGTCGGTGGATCAGTGGGGCGGCCTGACTGATCGGCAGTATGAAGTGGCTGCGCGGATCATCAAGGAATTGGAAGAAGGTCCAGAAAAGCTGGAAGGCGACTTGTCGGCACTGGCGGCCATGTTCAAGAAGGCCAGTGTCAAGGTCAAGTGGCCCAAGATCACGGTGCTGCTGACTAACGGTGAGAATTACACGTTCTCGCTGGCAGGCGAAAAGAGTGCGAATCCGGGCTTCCTGTACGTGAAACGGAACGGGATGTATCTCGGCAAGGTTTCTCCCACGGGCGAGCTAACCCGGTCTGGCAGCATGACCGAGGGGGATGTCCGGGCAATCAACGGTTTCTCGCAGGATCCTGTCACGGCTGCTGCGAACCATGGTTTCATAACCGGAAATTGCGCCTTCTGTCGGCTCAAGCTGACAGATCCCCGGAGCGTGAAGGTGGGGTATGGTCCTGTTTGCGCGGATAACTTCTCACTGCCGTGGGGCGAGGTTATCGAAACTTCGGTTGCGTAACGGCAACTGGTCCTTGACTCAAGGAGGGCAAAAAATGTTGGGTTTCTTTCAGGTTCTAGCGATGGTGCTGGCAACGGTACTGGCGACGGTTCCCGCGCTGGCGGTTCTGGGGATGTTTGAACCCCTGCGGTTCAAGGCGGGAACATGAGCAAGCACGCTGTCCAGTTTTACGAGAAGTGGAATCGTGGTGGCAAGCACAAGTGGATCACCAAGTCCATTGCAGCGGCGCTGCCCTGCATCGGCACTACGGAACACTTGAAACCCGAGCAGGTCAGAATTGCTTTTAAGTTGTTCAATCCGCAGGGCGCGGGTAGCTGGTATATCACCGAAGCCAATCTGGAAACCGGCGAAGCCTTTGGCTGGGCCGATCTGGGCCACGGTGGCGAACTGGGTTACATGGACTTGAATGAAATGCGGGCCTACAAGGGTCGTTTCGGTCTGCCGCTGGAGCGGGACGAGTGGTTTAGTGGCACGTTGGCTGATGTCATGAAGAAGGAATCTGCGTGAAAGAAGCGTAAAAAGTTCCTAGATCATTTATCTTGCTGCCCGTATCTTATACGGGCTTTGTTTTTTTGGAGTCCACATGAGTATCAGGCATGAGGCTTTTTTAGACCTCGAAGAAGCGGTGTCTGACATGCTCAATAGAACATGGGCGCGGGAGTCGTCATCGTTACTGCAAGCGGTAGATCATGCAGTAGCCTGTAATGATTTTGAGACTGCACATCGACTGGTCGAGCAGCTGGATACGATTGCTGTCATTGAGAAGAATAAAAAAGCCTTAGAAACCCTGTCAATTTCCAGCTTTTTTCTGGGACAGTCTCGCCTATCCAATACTCGCAAGTTGCGCTTGCGTGATTCAGATTGGTTGATGATTGACAGGTCCATGCAGCAACTGGGGTACATGGTAGGAGGGAATGCGACGGATGCGTTGCGACAGGCTGGCCATGCCTTGTTGCAGAAGCGTGGTGAAGAGGTTCAAAAGCTGGAGGATGATCGTAGCTATCTGCGGGTTAAGCTGACCCATAAGGGCAAATCCTATTTTGCCTTGGCGGCCAGTTTGCAGGTGTCGCGACTGTCAGCTTTTGGGTTTCTGGCCAAGGCAGTTGAACGTGGACTGGAACATTACCGGATTGATGCGGTGCTGGACGACAGGACGTGCCCGGTCTGCAAAGAGTTGGATGGCAAGGTGTTCCCGGTGGAGGCTGGGTTTGCTCATGCAAACATGATTCTGGATGTGCAGAATCCGTCGGAATTGCAATCCATTGCGCCGTTTTACGCGCAAGACAAAATTAGTGTGGCGCAGCTGAAACTCTACAGCACGGATGACTTGATAGAGCAGGGATTGCTCCTGCCCCCATTTCATTTTTTATGCCGCTGTATCCTGACCAAGACGGATGAAGTGGCGCAGGTTCATCCATCCGATGCGACGGATCGTGTGGCCATGGCTCATGCGGCCTTATTTGGTCATGACGATCCGGTGCTCATGACACAGGAGTTATTCCGGATCACGCCGGATTTGCCCCCGGCCACTGTCCCGGCTGTTTCTGAGCTGGCACAGCCCGCCCCGGCGGAACCGACTGAGCTGGGCGGGGCTATCGACCAAGCGGTTCGTGCGGTCGTGGAACCCGAAGGGCAGCCCTTGCCTGCCCCGTCCCGGCGGGTATGGGCGTCTCTGCTGGCATGGCTGGGTCTGGGGGGTCTGTTGTCCAGTCAGGCAAGGGGGGTGACTCCGGACGTGGAGGGGGTGGACGAAGACGAAGAAACCGAGGATCCCGAGGGGTGACTCGTTAGACCCGCGACACCCGCCGCCACCATGGCGGCGAAAAAAGTATGTTTTTTCTTTGACAAATGTGTTACTATTCAATTAGGTAGATAGCAAGGAGGAAATGTGAAGAAAAGCCAAATCGCTGATTTGAAAGCGTTTGTGGCAAGTCACGCCGCTGAAGGTGGCCAGCTTGTGCTGGATCAGTTTTCCGATGCGGATTACGAGAAACTTTTGCAGCACGGCTTTAAGAAAGCAAAAACGGAATTGGAGACCTATTGGCAGCATTTACAGCATGCCGGTGGACCTTCGTTCTGAAGTCAATTGCACATGATTTGCCAAACACCACAGGAGGGGGTATCCTGTAGCTGAGATTTCAAGGAGGGCAGCAGATGAAGAATTTCGTTATCGAATTCGTGATCCATCACTACGGCACGTATCAGACATGGCACGCCGTGCAGGCTGAGGATGAGGCGGGGGCCGTCGCGGCTTTCAAGGACTGGTTTTCCTTTGCTTACCCAGCCCCCCCAGCCTACGTGGTGAATGGCAAGACTGCCACCTATGCGGTCAAGGCTATGCGTCCCATGACGCTGGCCGATTACTGGGATCAGCTGCACGCACATGATTGGTATTACGCCATGAGTGACGACCACGGAGTGTGGCTGGCGGGCGAGCGGGCCATCAATAAATTACGTGCTTTGGCAAAAATTGGCGGCTCCGACTGGGAAACCTTACTGACAGCATTCAGTAAGCATTATTTCAGTGGCCCGCCATGGGGAACAGAGCAGGTTTCACTGCCAGAACGTCCAGTGTGATGTTCGTAGTTTGAACCCCGTAGCATTGTTCCGATGAGCCTTCTTTAGAAGGCGCATGGCATGTCTTGCAGGAGTCCCTTTTCATGAGCTTTTTTCAACGCTGGGCGCTGATCAAGGGATACAAGACTTACAGGCAACTGCGCGAGGGATGGGATGAATCCCAGCACCCGCGCCACCCTGCCGGATCCGACAAGGGCGGGGAGTTTGCCCCCAAGCCCTACAAAGCAACGGAATACAAAGGTCCGAAGCCTTGGCCAAACGCGAGGCAGCCATCGGAAAGAGACATCGTGTATCCGGCTGGGTCCCTTGGGAGAACAAATATCGCTGAGAGGGCTGGGGGCAACGAGCAAGACACGTCTTGGTACAAAGTCCGCGACAAGATCGAACCCGGTGCCATCCTCTACACCAGTTGGGGCTATGACCAAACCAACGTGGATTTCTACGAAGTGGTGGGCCTGACTCCCTCTGGCAAGTCTGCCCTGATCCGCCCCATGGCGCAGTCTGTGGTTTCTGCTGGAGCGGGCAGTGACAACGTGACGCCAGACCCCAAGGACCTGAAGGGCAAGGGGCATACCATGGTGAAGCGGATCAAGAGCGGAGAACGAGTCAGGATAGCCAGTTATGCCAATGCCCATTTGTGGGATGGCAAGCCCAAACATCAAACCGCATTTGGCTATGGACACTGAGGAACCAACATGAGTTTCTTTCTACGGTATGCCGACATTATTAAAGAATGGCGGGAAGAACTTCATCCTCGCGGTAAGACCTCCCCCGAATCGCGGGGAGGCTCTTTCAAACCGGCACATGCTTCTGGTGCTGGTAGTGATGACATTTATGCGGGGCGTACTCCCGCAGGATACGTGGACAACCGGAAGCGGAGTGGAAAGTCACCAAATAAAACTCAGGCAGAAATTTCAGCAAACGCTCTTAAGGTTGGGGAAGAAGTCTCTCAAGCGTATGCAGATGCTAGACCGGGAGGTCAGACGCCGACTGAAGAAGCCTATGCACAGCGTAACCTGAATTTTATTGCGTCATCCGCCTTAAGTGCTCTTGAGGCTGTTCATGTGCTGCCAAAAGCAATAGGCCAATACAACGAGTTTAACCCTAAAAAGGTGACAAACAAAATTTTGGAGGTTGCTCCAGATGTCAAAATCTGGATGGGGAGAAGTGGGTCACCTGCAATGTTTATCACTGGGCCAGTGGAGCAATTACAACATTTGCAGAAATTAAAGGCGCTTAAAGCAGACGAGGTTAATTTGCATGATGCAGGGTATCGCGTGAAGGATTATGAGAAGCCACGTAAGCCCGATCCTGTAAGGCCTGATTCTTGGGAAGACCTGAAGGTTTTCGATGAGCCTGTTCTACGTTTATGGTGGGATTAAATTATGAGTTTCTTTCTACGTTACGCGCACGTAATCAAGGCATGGTCAGAAGAATTGCATCCGCGTGGAAAAACGACTCCTGAATCACGCGGGGGGTCATTTAAGCCAGCAGGTGGCGGGGCGGGAGGAAAGCCGACCAATCCTGAGAGTGGGTACAAGGTTGGGGATACCATACATTTGACTCCAGATCAGGCTCCCAGTTGGTTGTCTCGTCAAGGTAAGAAAAAATATGAGATAGCCGTGCGAGATAAGGTGACTCTTAGTGACACCATGGCAAGCGGTGGCACTGTGTCTACCTACAGTCTTACTACATTGGATGGGGGGCGCTTAGAGTTGCGTGATCATTTTGCTCCCGGTAGAGAAGGGGGACATTTTGGCCCATTCGATAATGGGATTGAAGGTAAGACCGTGGTGCTTCAGCCGGGTATGGCTTTAGTTGAGCATCATATATTTATGGGCAAGGACATGGGGATGACAGGGTATGTGCATCCTGCTGATGCAGCCCGTGTACTCCCCAAGAAATCTTCCACCAACGTGTCTCAATTTGAAGAAATCGTGTTGCACGCTACGGCTGGACTGAAATCCTCTTATGGAGGGATTAAGGATTTCCGGATGTCTGAGGCAATGAAAGAGACAGGCATCGCAGCAGCAGATTATCTCTCTGCCAAAGAGGCACTAATTGCACGCGGGTTGCTGGATAAGCGGGGGGCTATTACCCCTATGGGAAGAAATGCAATTGGTGGTAAAGGTTCAAAAGGTCTGTGGCATTTTAAAATCAAGTCTTGAGGCTGACAAAAGCAGAACTGAAGAGATTACTTTGAGGAAATTTCCATGCCATTACCCACTCCAGATGCTGATGAGTCTGAGCGTGATTTCATTTCCCGCTGCATGGGCAACGCCCACCTAAACGAAAAATTCCCCGATAACGCCCAGCGGGCGGCAGTCTGCTACCGGCAATATCGCGGGGTCAATAAATCGGAAGCCCATATAACTTTCACCAAATTCGACAACGAGAAGCAGTTGGTTTATGGCGAGGTCTACGTTCCTTACATGCCCGACTCGCAGGGGGACTTCATGACCCCCGAGGAAATTGAGCGAATTGCTCATGGCTTTATCAAGAAAGGAGCCGTGAGCGCCATCGACACCGAGCACAGCCAGAAGCGCAATGGTTCGTATGTGGTCGAGTCTTTTATTGCCCGGAAGGGCGATCCGGAATTTCTTGAAGGATCATGGGTACTGGGGGTCCATATCCCCAGCAAAGAGACGTGGAGCCTGATCAAGCGGGGTGAAATCAACGGTTTCAGCATGTACGGCACGGGTCGGCGGGAAAAGCGCACCGTGGAGTTGGAAATTCCGGACGATGGCATGGTTTTCGGCAAGACCGCGGCCAATACCACGGATCCCCACCATGTTCATGTGTTCGCTCTGGATTTTGATGAGTCCGGGCAATTTACGGGGGGCGAGACCGATAGTGTTGGCGGGCATTCCCATCAAATTTCCAAGGGGACCGCGACTGATACCGTGGAGGGCCACAACCACCGTTTCAGCCTGTTGGATGCCTTGATGAAATCCGAAAACATTTATTCCGAAGTGCAAAAAGAATGGATGGAGAAGCGGCGCAAAGGGAAGAAGAAGGCGTGCTGATTGCAAGTCAATTGCACGGCTTTCATGGGACAGCGAGGACGGGATCCGGGGCCTCTGTTTGGCGGGAAAAGCCAATAGAATCAAGGTGAAACTGTTATGAGCTATTTCAACCGTTGGCCTGTGGTCAAAGATGACATGAGTGCGGCCGACCTTCCTGAATCAGAGGGGGGGCAGGATGAAAGCCTGTGCCCCGAGTGCGATACCCCGGATGCCTGCCGGGCCATGGGCCGGTGTCTGCTGGAGTACGAAGACGAGGATGAGGACGAGGACGATTCATGAGTTTTTGGACCCGGATGCTGATCAAGGAAGCCTGATATGGGCCTGTCGGTAGACAGAGTGCGAGAGCTACTAAGCTATGACCCAAATACGGGCGTGCTTCGGTGGCGCGTGGGGCAGGGCAGACAAGCTGCCGGGTCCGTGGCAGGCACACCCCACTGTCGCGGGTATCTAAGCGTTCGCATTCTTAAGCGGGGGTACTTGGCTCATCGACTGGCGTGGTTCATGGTTACAGGTGATTGGCCAGCGGACCAGCTTGACCATATTAATGGCGACAAGCTGGATAACCGCATTGCCAACCTGCGGGAAGTGTCGAACCAAGAAAATACTCAGAACTACAGGAAGGCGAAGCGGAATTCCAAGACCGGGTACTTGGGCGTGTGCCATGAGCCGAGGGGGAATTCTTATGTTGCGTACCTGCGGATAGACGGGCGCACCCGCAATCTCGGTACGTATCAGACGCCTAAAGAGGCGCACGCTGCTTACTTGTCCGCGAAACGGCAACACCATCAAGGTTGCACGCTATGAGTTTTTGGACCCGGATGCTGAGGCGGGAGCGAGTAATTTGTTCGAATCCCTATCACGATGAGATAGGCCGGTTCACTACGGCAGACCGGGCTGTGATGTTCGTGCGCCCGCGATCCGGGTATCACGATGGAAAGATGACCCCGGATCCGGCGTGGGTCGGGGCCTATGCGGAGGGGGCCCGGTTCAAGATCCGTCGTCTGCGTGCACAGAAGTTATCAGATCGGATAGACCAAGCCCTTAATCAGATGCGTGGGGTGAGCGAGAGCAACATGCCCTTGGCTGAAGCCATGCAAGCTATGGGCACCCCGGCGGCTGCGGTGGCTCCCGGCGGGGCCGTATCCAGTAACCAACCTCCCTTGTCCCTGCATTCCATGAATCCATTGAGCAGTGGGTTTGAAGCGGGGTATGTGGTTCCTGTAGCAGAGGGGGGCCGTCGGTCTCCTTCCTTTGAGGCTGTGGGACGGGTGGTTTCCGATAGCCTGTCCAATGCAAAGGGGTTTAATTCCCTTGTTGAAAAGTTGACAGAGGCGGGATTCGACGTAAAGGAAAACAGTGCCCACGGCATTAACTGGTCAAACGTCGTGATCAAGGATCGAAATGGCGAAAAATTCATGCTGAAGGAGGTTGATGATAGAGCAGGTGGCGGAGCTTTAATTGAGCATTTAGCGTCTCAGTTGTTCACGGAGCTTGGTATCAAGAATGTGAAGGTTCCTGACACGCAGTATTTCAAGACTGACAAAGGGGAGTTCCTCCTGTCGTCTTGGATCAAGGGGTTTGAAGTAAAAAATGCAACTAAGGAGCAGTTGAAGCAGGCAGTCGTTAAGACGGGCGTGGATTCTGTTGCCAAAATGCTGGCAGTGTCTTATTTGGCTGGGGATCCCGACCGGCACTATAGAAACTACCTGATTACCGACGACGGTCATTTAACTCCAATAGATCATGGTCGGATGCTCATGTATCAAGGGTTTTCCAACACCTTTTACGACAAAATACACGATAACAAGATTTTGCAGGCTCCCCTGCACAAGGAAGACATGCTGTCCTTTTTAGATAGTGCAGCGTCGAACACCAAGCGGCTGTTAGGGGCCCACATGAACAAGCGTTCTGACGGGGCTTATTTTGGGGATCGTTATTTTGATTCAGATGTATTTACTAAACTTGACAGAAGGTTGGACCACCTGAAAACGCAGTTCGAGCTGGGGGATGTTTCGTTCTTTAAGTTTGAAAAGGCAATGCAATTCGGTGACTAAGGAGAGACCTATGAAAGCGTGGGTAGGCGTATCTGAATCTGTGCTGGGCAGTGTGGAATGGGATGGGCGTCAGTACGTTTTTGAGGGCGGTGACAAAGAAGACGTGGGCAGATTGAAGTCTGCGGTTGCGAATCTGGAGAAGTCCGGGCGGCATGGTGACGAAGCCCTGTTGGCACTGGGAAACGAGTTTACGAGCGTTGCACACTGGGTCTGGTATCGGGATCCGGCGGAATTTCTTGAGTGGCTAAAAACATGAAAGTCATCATCGGGACCGGGGAGTCGATTCTTGGGACCGTAAGTTGGGAACGCGGCGCTTACCGGGTAGAAGGAGTTACGGTACCTACGAAGTATCTTGCGGACCGCATTCTGCAAATTGAAAATTCCCTGCAACTGGAAGGACTGGACCTGCTGGACATCCTGCCCGATTATTTTGAGGGGACCGATAAATGGGCACGGATCGAAGACAACACCTAGTGCAAGTCAATTGCACGGAACCTGAAGTTACCCTGCTGAAGAAGTTACACACGGTATGGGACGAGTCCCAGCACCCGCGGCATCCTGCCGGATCAGAAAAAGGGGGGGAATTCGCTCCGAAAGGGGCAGGTTTTGTCAGCCCTAATATCGACGAACAGGTGGATTTCAACGAAGCCGCGCGGCGGGTACACAGCGACCGCACTCAGTTGTTGCGGCAGGCTGCTGCCGAGATTGATTCTTATTACGGGGTCAAGACCGTCAATCATGTGGGGGTTGGGGCATGGTCTGATGGGGCCGAGCAGTCGCTGGTTGTGCAGTATGTGACGGGCGATACTGAGGCAATCAAGGCCAGCATGGCTCTGAAGGGCCTGTTAGCCCAGCAAAAAGCCGTCGTTCATTTCACAAACGATGCGGCTGGGCCTGATACAATGTATCGGTTCGAGACCGACACGTCCATGGAAGAAACCCATCGCAGCCTGCTGGCGAGCGGCGTGGAATTTCATACGCTGGTACAGCGGGGGCGGGGGGTCGAGGTTTACGTATTTTCTCCGGGTACGGAACAAGAGGTGGCCAATGCCGTTAATCAAGCGAGTCAGAAGCTGGCTGGGACTGGAAAAAAGTTCTGGCGTGGCAGCGGAGAAGTCTTCGGCAGCTGGACCTCCCGAGAAGAAGGAGCCGCCGCTTACGAACGAGTCCTCAACGAGTACGACCAAAAGCACTATGGAGGGCTGGGAGGACGCGACCACGGATGGTGGGGGATTCGGGATCGGTATGCCGCGCGATTCCAAGCCATCCAAAAAGAAGAAGGGGAAGTCTGGCAACAAGAAAAAAGAGGCCGGGCCTCCACAATAGAATGGCTGCATTCCATTGCAAAGTGGGATGAGTCCCAGCATCCGCGGCACCCCGCAGGGGATGAAAAGGGGGGTGAATTCGCTCCCAAAGATGATGTGGAAATTGCCGGAATACGAGCCGCGCTGTTAGAGAATCCCGACAGGCGTAATCATGGAGACACCACCAAGAACGCATTCTTCGTTCTTCCTGATGGCTCTGTTAAATCATGGAAGGACGTGTGGAAGGAAGCCAAAGTGCCCAAGGGCACGACGTTATTCCATTCTCACATGGCCCCCCACTCCGATGTCGCCATAGGAGACCCGACATTCAGTTACGGGGATATTGAGGCGTGGTTAAGTAGCTGGGCCCCAAGAGGTGTGCGACGTATAGGGTTACTAACTTCTTCTGGAACCTACGACATTCTGGAGTTGCCGGATAAAAGTTATGTGCTGGACAGGAAAATCCGTCCGGCCATATTGAGCAATGCTAAAGAACTTCTGGTCCCAACTTATGAGGAACGGTCCAGCCACGACCACCGGGCCATGCTACGCATGTGGGCTGAAAGTAACCGCATAGTGTTTCATGAAAATTTGTCATGGCAGGCAATTGAAAAGCATGAACGGGACACCTTCCTGAACGCAATTGCAAAGTGGAATGAATCCCAGCATCCGAGAGGTAAAACTACGGCAGAGTCCAATGATGGGAGCTTTGCGCCAGCACAATCAATTGCATCCGAATCCTATGCCCCCAATACGATCTTAAAAGCCAAGGGCAAGCCGTTATGGAGTGCGGGGCTGGACATCCTGATTAACGGGGATGCGGCAACAACT